GAATGGCAAGGTGGAGAAGCACCATCTGAAGGTAATGCAAGTTCACATGATGTTTATACATATACAATAATTAAAACTGGAGATGCTACCTTTACAACATTAGCATCACAAACACAGTTTGCGTAATAAATAAGGAGGAGAAACATTATGCCACTATTAGGGACTTTTGGGGCAGGTTCAGCAACAGGTTTTGGAAAAACAAGAGGAGGAGGTGCAGGACCACTATCCGCTGATTATTTATTTATTGCTGGTGGCGGAGCTGGAAGAACTTATTCTCAAGGAGCTGGAGGAGGTGCCGGAGGTTTACGAACATCTTATCCTGGAGGAACTCAAATAGAATTTGAAGCTGGAGTCGCATACACAGTAACTGTGGGAGCTGGAGGTAATGCTACCCCGGGCAGTCATGGAAATCCTGGTTCAGATAGTGAAATTTATGTAAACGCACCATCAGTGCTTTTCGAATCAACGGGAGGCGGTGGCGGTGGCGGAGAAGACGGAGGATCTGGCGGCGGAGCTTATGGACCACAGAAACCTGCAGCAGGTTCAGGAAACGTACCACCCTTCTCACCACCTCAAGGAAATCCAGGAGGAAGACAACCAGGTCCAGGCCACACAGGCGGTGGCGGTGGTGGAGCTGGAGCACCTGGAAACCCTCCAGGAGATGGTGGAGATGGCGCTACAGTAAATATTACAGGAACACCTTTTGTAGCAGCAGGCGGTGGCGGTGGCGGTTTTTATTCTTCTAACCCTCCAGGTGGAGGATCAGGAGGATCTGGCGGCGGTGCCGGTCGAGGTGGCACCGGAACTGACGGTCTTGGCGGCGGTGGAGGCGGAGGCTCACAACAACACGCTCCCTCACCAGTAAATTCAGGAGGACGTGGCGGTAATGGAATAATTTATTTAAGATATCCAAGTTCAGAACCAGATCCAGTAGTAGCCCCAGGATCTAACACTATAACGACTGTTGGAGGAGACAGATTAATTACTTTTAACGTTTCTGGTACACTAACGGTAGGTGGGTAATGGCTAAAAAGTTTGCAAAAATAAATTCACTTAATGAAGTTATTAAAATTTATGTTGTTGATGACAATGAAACACAATCTAGCGTAGAAACTTTATTTGGTGATACCGACTCACATATTTACAGAGAAACAAATGATTCTATAAGAGAAAGACCTGCAGGGATTGGTGGAACTTATGATGTTACTAATGATGCATTTATTGATGCGAAACCATATTCATCTTGGACGTTAAATGATTCTAGAGAATGGGAAGCACCTGTAGCTGAGCCCACAAATGAGCAAAGAGGGGCAAAAATAGTTTATTGGAATGAAGATAGTTTAGCATGGAAAGGAATGGAGATTGTAGATGGAAATGAAAGTATTACTACTTGGGATCCGTCTAATTTGACTTGGTTTTAAATAACATATAAAACAAAGTCATGAGTAATATAACCCATTTTGCATATTGGTATTTTGATGAAATTATTCCAAAAAATCTTTGTAATGAAATAATCAAATTTGGTTTAAGTAAAAAGGACCAAATAGCTTGGACAGGTGATAAAAAACCTGATGAAAGAAATAAAAAAGAAATACAATTTTCAAGAAAAATAAGAAAATCAAACGTAACTTGGTTGAGTGAACCTTGGATATATGAAGAATTAAATCAAGTAATACATAAAGCTAATCAGAACGCTGGATGGAATTATCAATGGGATTATAATGAAGCTTGTCAATTTACCATTTATAAAAAAGGTCAGTTTTATGATTGGCATTGTGATAATTATAAAGAACCATATAAAGAACACGTAAATCCAAATTTGATTGGTAAGACAAGAAAACTTTCTTTAACACTACAATTATCCGACCCTAAAGATTATTCGGGTGGTGAACTTGAGTTTGATATGACTGTAAATAAAAACAAACCTTATAGAGAGGTTTTAAAAAATAAACCACAAGGAACAATTGTAGTCTTTCCTTCTTTTATTGAACATAGAGTAAAACCTGTGAAAAAAGGTATAAGATATTCATTAGTCAATTGGTCGTGTGGCCAACCATGGAAATAAATAAAATAGTAATTGTTGGTGGTGGTTCTGCTGGTTGGATGACAGCTTCTACTCTTATAAAAGTTTTTCCCAAAAAAGACATTACAGTTATAGAATCTCCAAACGTTTCTATTGTAGGAGTTGGTGAAAGTACCCTAAATCAAATAAAATATTGGACAAATTTTTTAGGTATTGATGATAAAGAATTTATGCCTGCATGTGATGCCACCTATAAATTAGGTATTATGTTTACTGATTTTTATAAAAAAGGAACTCAGTTTTGTTATCCTTTTGGTCCACCAGATACTTCTATATGTAAAAATGGTTTAAACGATTGGTGGTTTAAAAAAGCAGTGTATCCAAAAACATCTACATATAATTATGCAGAGAGTTTTTATCCTCAAATGTCTATGATGACACAAAATAAATTTTTTCATGGAGACGATGGAGAGGTACGTTTTAGTAGAAACGATATTGCTTATCACTTTAATGCAATTAAATTTGGTCAATGGTTAAAAAATAATTATGCTATTCCAAAAGGTGTAAAGTATGTAGAGGAGCATATTAACACTATTGAACAAAATGAAGATGGTATTAAAAGTTTAAATAAAAAACACCAAGCCGATTTATTTATAGATTGCACAGGCTTTAAATCTTTATTACTAGCAGAAACATTAAAAGAACCTTTTGATTCTTATACAGATATGCTGCCAAATGATTCTGCTTGGGTTGTTCAAAAACCATTTAAAAATAAAAATAAAGAATTGGTCAGTTACACTAATTGTACCGCGATAGAAAATGGTTGGGTATGGAACGTTCCGCTATGGTCTAGGATTGGAACAGGTTATGTTTATTCAAGTAAATTTGTTGATGATGATACTGCATTGAAACAATTTCAAAAACATTTAAAAACAAAAGACTTAAACTTTAGAAACATTAAATCTAGGGTAGGTATACATAAAAGGTTATGGGTAAAAAATGTTTGTGCAATTGGATTATCAGCAGGTTTTATAGAACCTTTAGAAGGTAACGGTCTGTTTTCTGTTCATGAATTTTTAAGAGTTTTATTACGAAATATGAAAAGAGAAAGAGTTTCTCAATGGGACAGAGATAATTTTAATCATGAATGTAAATTAATTTTTAAATCATTTGCAGAATTTGTTGCCATTCATTATGCTTTAGCTCAAAGAGATGACACTCCTTATTGGAAGAACAATCTAAATAAAACTTGGGATGAAAAATTAATAGATTTAAAACCAAGCACTATTCAAGGATTGTTGTGGTCAACCCAGCAGAGGGAGAATTGGAGTTTTTTTGACAACGCTGGTTTACACTGTATAGCTGCTGGAATGAATTGGTACCCTACTGACATAGATCAAGTTGTTTACAAAAACATTATTGATAGAAAATTATTTATTAAAGATTGTAAAAATATTGCAAAAGTATTAGATAATAGAAAAAAACATTGGGATAAAATAATAAGTAAAAAACCCTCTTATTATAATTATTTAAAAAATGAAATCTACAAAGTTTAAAACATATCACATAATTAAAAAGGCTGTCTCGAAAGAGCTAGCAGAATTTCTTAAAGATTATTTAATTCTCAAATCACAAGTTCATAATTATTATAAAGAAAAAAGAATAATATCTCCCTTAAATATTTTGTTTGGTGAAACAGAAGATGTACAAGTTCCTGGATCTTATTGCTGCTATGGTGACACAGCAATGGACAATTTATTAGTTAAATTAAAAAGCAAAGTTGAAAAATGTGTTGGTAAAAAATTAATTGAAACATATTCTTATTCTAGAGTTTATGTTAAAGGAGCAGAATTAAAAAGACACAAAGATAGATTTAGTTGTGAATTATCTACCACATTAAATTTAGGTGGAGATCCATGGCCAATTTATGTAGACGAAACTCCTGATAATTTAGATAAACATATTCAAAACAATCCTTACTTTTCACCTTTTAATAAAGGAACTAAAATTAATTTATCTCCAGGGGATATGATGGTTTATGAAGGTTGCAATGTAGAACATTGGAGAGAAAAATTTAAAGGTAAACAATGTGTACAAACTTTTTTGCATTATAACTTTTATAGTAAAGAAAATTTAATTAGAAAGTGGGATGGAAGAAAACAACTAGGATCTTCATCTAAGATGAAGCTGTTTTGACATTGATAAAGAAAAATAGTATGTATCAAAACATGAAAGAACATAAAATACCAAAGAACACATTTATACTAGGTAGATATATACCTGAAAAAATTTGTGACAATATTGTAAATATTTTTAAAAAAAATAAAAAATATGCAAGACCCGGTTCTGTTGGTCTTAAAGAAATTAAAACTGATTATAAAATTAGTTTAGATATAGGTTTACATAGCACAGATAGTGGACTTGTAGATTACAATGTTTATTTAAATGAAATGATTAAAGAATATGATAAGATTTATCATTTTAATATGTTAGGTGTGGGGTCTTTTAATAACTTACAAGAGAATACAAATATACAATACTATAAACCTAATGAAGGTTTTTTTAAATATCATACAGAAAGAGCTGGTATACATTCAACAAAAAGGTGTCTAGTTTTTATGACATATCTTAACGATGTCCCTGATGGTGGCACTGAGTTTTTGTTTCAAAAATTAAAGATCCCTGCAAAAAAAGGTTTGACTTTAATTTGGCCATCAGATTTTACTCACGCTCATAGAGGTATAATATCTAAAACAAAAGAGAAATATATTATTACAGGATGGTTTAATTTTGTCTAAATATTTTAAATATAATAATTTTTTGTCAAAAGATTTGTATAATAAAATATACAAGATAAGTAGAAACATTAATTGGCAAATACACCCTAAATTAGATGGAAATTTTTCTAACCATTTAACTCATCAAATAATTGATTCTAATTTAAAAAAATTAAAATTAAAAACACCTTACAAAGAGTTAGTGAAAGTAATATCAAATAAATTAAATGTAAAAGTATTTCCGCACAATATGTATTTTAATCTTTATCAACATGGTAATGAGTGTGGAATACATCAGGATAGATCAACTGAAAATAAAAACATTACTTTTATTTTATTCTTAACAGATGACTGGAAAGCTGACGAACATGGAGAAATTATTTTATATGATAAAACTGAATCGGAAATTTTATTTTCATGTGTGCCTTTTTCAAACACTTCTTTAATATTTGACTCAGGTTTGAAACATGGCGTAAGTCCTATCAGTAGATTTTGTAATAAAGACAGAATTATATTAGTTTTACAATTGGATATTTTATGACAGAAAAAGAATTAAAAGAAAAATATTTTGAAATGGAACAAAAAGTTATTGAAGAAAGAAATTTAAAAAAAGCAGAAAAAGTTATGAATTCCAAATTAAGAGAACAAATAGAAGCACTAAAATTACATAACGAAACTTTAACAAAAATAGTTGAAAACTATGCACAAAAATACGCAAAGATTAAAGTTTATTTTGATAACTTACTTATAAAAGATGAATAAAAGAATATTAGAAGCTATCTTTTCTGAAAGCTTATATTTTACTAATATAAAAGCTGATCACAATAAATTTTATAAAGCATTGTCTAATTTAGAAATGTATGATGTACTTGTACCTGATCCTCTTTTAGATGAAAGCAAAAGAAATAAACTTAGCACTGGGAATCATATATCCTACAATAAAAAAATATTACAAACTAAACAATTTAAAACCTTAAAAAATATTTTATATAAAGAAATTAAAATAGCCATACAAGATTTTTTTCAATATGATATAGATTTTACTATAGAAACTAGTTGGGGAACTATGAGTGAACCTAACGCATTTTCTGAATTTCACACACATGCTAATTATTGGTATAGTGCAGTTTATTATCCTCATGGAAGTTATGAAGATAATATGTCTATAATTTTTAATAAAACTTTATCTTCTTTTTTTGACGTTCCTATAAAAAAATACAAACACCATAACCAGAATCAACGTGTTTTAAGAGTTTTACAGGGAGACTTAATAGTTTTCCCTTCTGTCTTAAAACATAAAATTGGTTTTAATTTTACAAAACAAAATAGATATTCTCTTGCTTTAAATATTTTACCTAAAGGAAATATTGGGCGAGGTGATGGGTCCCGTAAATTATAACAATGAATGTTGCAGGACTACAAGTAGGTCACAACCCATCTGCATGTATAATTCAAAATGGAAAAGTTGTTTGGTATAATGAAGAAAGAAGATTAAGTAAAATTAAAAAAATAGGTGGTGTTCCCTATAGATGTATAGATCAATTAATTGAAAAGAATATTAAGATAGATAAATTTGTTGTTACCGGTTATAATCACAATCAAGAATTAATGGTAGCTATAGAAGGTTATCTTAAATATAAAAACTGCACTAAAGAATCTATATTTGGTTTTTATCATCCTCATCATTTATCTCATTTATTTAAATCTTTTATAGATTCTGGTTTTAAAAAAGCTAGAGTGTTTGTAATTGATGGTAGAGGTAGCGATTGGTATCTACCGACTGGAGTCGAATTTTATGAGACTTGTTCAATATATGACATTGATTATAACGATGTAAAATGTATTTATAAAAAAGGTTATTTACAAGACGACAAAATAAATAACGTTGATTTTAAACTAGGCTATAATCCTTTCTATAATATTAATGATGAACTTTTATACAAACCATTGTGTATTGATGACAATACAAAAGTCGAAGTAAGTTCTACGTTAGACCTAGGACATTTTTATTCTGGAATTTCAAGGCATTTTAATTTTCATGAAGAAGAAGGAAAGTTTATGGGATATCAATCTTATGGTTCTTTTGATAAACAAATCTATGATTCTATAAAAAAAGAATTTAAGAAATCGGATTTTCATAAAATTAAACCAAGTAAAAATTTAGCGTTTGTTGCACAATTTTTATTTGAATCTCAATATAAAGAATTAGTTAGAAAATACAAAACAGATAATATGATTTTTACAGGAGGGACTGCTTTAAATGTTGTTAACAATTATAAAATACAAAAAGAATACGGAGATTGTAATTTGTGGTTTGATCCTCTTTGTGAAGATAACGGAAACTGTATAGGAGCTGCATATGCGTATTTATATTTTCAAAAACAACCTATTAAAAAATTAAATGATTTATACATAGGAGAAAAAATAAAAGTATTCGATAAACCTTTGTTAAATGAAAAATTTAAAAACAATGTCGAGATAGATAAAGTTATACAATTATTAAACAAAGGAGAAGTTGTAGGTTTAATTCAAGGTAAAGCTGAAGCAGGACCGAGAGCATTAGGTAATAGAAGTTTACTTTTAGACCCAACGTTACCTAACGCAAAAGATTTAATGAATGATATAAAACAAAGAGAAAAATTTAGACCATTTGCTTGCTCTATTTTAGAAGATAAAGCTAAAGATTATTTTGAAATGTTAGATATAAAACAAACTCCATTTATGATGCATGCAGCACAAGCTAAAAAATTAGCTCAAGATAAAATACCTTCTTTAGTTCATGTAGACAACACATGTAGAATTCAAACAATAAACAATAAACAAAACAAAATACTAGATAGTATATTGAAAAAATTTAAACTGCCTGTAATAATGAACACTTCTTTTAATTTGGCTGGTCATTGTATTGTAGAAACATTTGAGGATATATTATTTACATTAAGAAACTCACCTTTAAGATATGTATACTTTGCAGATCAAAAAAAATTATTAATAAAAGATGACTAATATTGTAGATAGATTTTCTAAACATTTAACTTCTATTGAGTACCCAGATAATAAAGCCTCTTGGCATATTGCTGGAATATTAAAGAATAAAAATGCTTTTTACAGATTCGATGTTAGAGATATGTATAAAATGCCCGATGGTAATTTAGGTAAAAAAGGAAGCACTAAAACAAAAGCCGATAAGATAGTATTTGAAACACCTAAACAATGGTTTATAGTTGATGTCGAAGAACTACATACATACATAAAAGACAAAAAGTTAAAAATTATTCAGGTAAAAAATTTGCTATCTGAATTAGAATGGAATATAAAAATAACAAAATAGGTAACATATGATACTTTGGTTTGAATTTAAAAAAGTCTTTTCTAGTAAACAAATAAAAGAACTTAATAAATTTATAGAAAAAAATTATAAAAAAGAAGATGATAATAAAAATGGTGCTCAAAAAAGAGATAGCACATTATTAAGAACCTCTAAAGTTTATATAACTGAATGGCACAAAACAAAGGAATATTTACGTGAAGCTTATCAAAGAAGCTTGTATTACATTAACTATCAATTTGGTTTTCAAACCTTTGAGATGAATGATTACAATCATGTAAATTTAAATATATATAATTCTAAAACTAACGCAGCTTATGGTTGGCATCAGGATGGTTCTAGTGATTATGATAACTTTGATTTAAAAGGCACTATCTTAATTAACGTATCTTCAAAACCATATAAAGGTGGTAAATTTAATTATTATTTTAATGGTGAAACTGTTCACGTTCCTGTGCTTGATACCCCAGGAAATATGATTGTTTTACGCCCTGGAGTTTTTCACAAGGTAGACCCCGTAACCTCTGGTGAAAGACGAACTTTAAGCATTTTTATCATGGGACCTAAACATATATAGAATATAAGGTTATTAACATAAAGAACTAATAATGGTATAATCTAGCATGCCTTTAACAAAAGTAGATATAGCACCAGGATTTAATAAACAAGTAACAGCAACAGGAGCAGAAGGTAAATGGACCGATGGCGACTTTGTTAGGTTTAGATATGGTCTACCTGAAAAAATAGGTGGCTGGGAACAAATTGTTAGCACATCAATAATAGGTGCAGCAAGAGAACAATTTATATGGGCTGATTTAGACGGTAGAAGGTATGCTGCAATAGGAACTAATAAAGTTTTAATAATTTATTATGAGGGTGCTTTTTATGATATAACACCTTTAGGAACAGCCCTTACTAGTTGCACGTTTAGTACAGTCAATACTTCAACAACAGTTACAATTAACAAACCAGCTCATAGTTTACAGCCAGGGGATCTATTTACATTTACTTCAGTCACACCTCCTTCAGGAGCTGGGTATTCAGCATTAGATTTTACAACTAATCCTTTTGAAGTAATTACTGTTCCAAATAGTGATTCCTTTACTGTTACGATGGCAAGTGCTGCAGGAACCACTGTGAGTACAAGTGGCTCTGCCACCGTAAATCCTTATATAAGTGCAGGTGCTTTAGGTTTCACTTACGGATTTGGTTGGGGCACTGGATTGTGGGGTGGAGGACAACAAGTTATTGGAACACTTAACGGAGCTTTATTAGATGATACTGCAGGAACGGGCGGTACTGGAACGTCTATAACACTTGCATCGACTACAGGATTTCCAACATCAGGTACTATAAAAGTTGGAGCTGAATTTATTACATATACAGGAATTTCTACGAATGATTTAACAGGCATTACAAGAGCTGCTGCAGGTACAAGGTCAGCTCATTCAGATGGATCAGGCGTTGAATATTATACTGGATGGGGAGAAGCATCACTTTCTCAAACATTAACCATAGATCCCGCTTCATGGTCATTAGATAATTTTGGAGAAAAATTAATTGCAACTATTAAAAATGGAAAAACTTTTGAATGGAATCCTATAAACTCTAACCCAAATGCATTAACCACAAGAGCTACAGTCGTTAGTGGTTCACCAACAGCAACTGTTATGTCCATAGTTTCAGATAGAGATAGACATTTGTTAATGCTTGGAACTGAAACTACTATTGGAAATGGTAGCACACAAGATAAGATGTTTATAAGATTTTCTGATCAAGAAAATATTAGCGACTACGCGCCAACATCAGTTAATACAGCGGGAACTTTTAGAATTGATGCGGGTACTAAAATAGTTGGTGCAGTAAAAGCGAAAGATTACACCATAGTGATTACAGATAATGCTGCGTATGTAATACAATTTGTTGGACCACCGTTTACTTTTTCTATTAGACAGGTAGGTTCAAACTGTGGAGCTATAGGACAACATTCTATAAAATATGTCAATGGAGCTGTTTATTGGATGGGCGAGTCTGGCGGTTTTTTTGTTTACGACGGTACTGTTAAATCTTTACCCTGCCAAGTGGAAGATTTTGTATTTACAAATAAAGGAGATAATCTTGGTGTAAACTATCAAAACGGTGAATCTGTGTATGTGGGTTTAAATCATTTATATGAAGAACTTACTTGGTTTTATCCTAAATCAGGTTCATCATTTAACGATAGATCTGTAACTTTTAATTATCAAAGCGGCACCTGGACAACAGGGTCTTTAGCTAGAACTACTTGGGCAGATGCTGGTTTATATGACGTTCCCTACGCAACTGAATTTACTTCTACAGCAACTCCTACATTTCCAACTATACAAGGTGTTACAAATGTAAACGGGTCAACTATTTATTATGCGCATGAGGTTGGAGTTAATCAAGTTGATACAGCCGGTAATAAAACTGCAATACCAGCATTTATTGAATCTGGAGATTTTAGTCTAAACATAGAGGGTAATGGTCAAGTATTTATGAGTATGCGAAGATTTGTTCCTGATTTTAAATTAATTGAAGGTAATGCACAAATAACAATACAATTAAGAGATTTTCCTAGCAGTACAGAAACCTCCTCCCCACTTGGACCATTTACAGTAAGCTCCTCTACTGATAAAGTCGATACTAGAGCTAGGGCGAGATTTGCTAGTTTAAAAATTGAAAACTTATCTACCGATCAAAATTGGAGATTTGGAACTTTTAGAGCTGATGTACAACCTGATGGTATGAGAGGATAATGGACGAAATATTTTTAAGAGATTATGCTAATAATGTGGCTCAAGCTCAAGATCCTTTTGGTGTTGCAGCAGTGCAAGCGCAACCAGGATTTGAAAATTATACACCTAGTTTTGTGAATCAAGAGTTACAACCAATGGGTCTTGCACCTAACGAACCAAATATAGATCTAAAAAAAATTGGAAAAGATATGGCTATAAATGTTTTTAAAAACGAAGCTATGAAAAAACTTGGCCTTAAATCTATTGAAGCAAATGTTTTAGGGGGAGCAATGGGTATAAATCCTTTTAAATTTACAAATCCAATAGGAGCATTGTACACAGCAAGTTCATTGTTGCCAGATAATGTTAAAGGAATTGCAGAAGTTTTAAGAAGTAAGAGAGCTGACAAAATAATTAACAAAGCAATAAAAAGAGATAATAAAAGAGATTCCCAAGGAGATATCCAAACTGTAGATTTAGGGACAAAAGGAACTCCTAATCCTTACACAGGAGGTGAAGGGGGAGTGCAGTCAGGGTTGACTTCACCATCAACAACAACATCGACTCAATCAACACCATCAAGGCAATCTAGACAAACAGCAGGTGTGGGTGGCTTACATAGTGGGTATTAATGGCTAGAGTAGATATAGTAATTCCAGAGCCAAGCGCTACTTATCAACAAGAAAACCAAAGACAGGTAAGTCAGTCTTTACGAACGATGCAAGATAAGTTAAACACTTCTTATCAACAAGAATTAAAAAATGAACAAGATGCATTTAATTATTTTTTATCATGACAATTAAATATAAAAATCAAGGTTATAAACAAGCCAATACAGATAAGACCACGGTGTTCACATGTCCTAGTGATGCAACAGTAATTATTAAAAGTATTTATTGTTCTAATAGTGATGCTTCTTCAGCTGTTTTAGTTAATATGAATTTTGTAGATTCCTCCGACTCTAACACAGAGTATGAATTTTTCAGAGATGATGTGGCTGCAAAAACACAAGTGAATGCTACTCCACAAGGTTTAAATTTAGAAGCAGGTGATGCAATAACAGTTCAATCAGCTACAGGAAGTAATACAATTCAAGGTGCAATTAGTTATGCTCAAATAGATAGATCTCAAGAGAATGGCTAGAAAATTTAAAGATTTTGTTGAAAGAGATAAACCTAGGAAAAGACCCAGAAGACACTGTAAGTCACCCAATAAAAAAAAGAAATTGCAAAATAATAAGAAATATAATAGACAGGGACGAAGACAAAAATAATAGGAGAAGTTAATGAGTGATTTACCTAAGATCCCCGCAGAAGCAAAAGAAATTATCAAACATAAAAGAACAGGCAAAGTATATGCTAATAAAATTGACTTTGATAATGATGTTGCTGATCCCAATACTGATACTACTGCAGATGACTTTAGACAGGATCTCGAAATAAAAGTAACTAGAGTTTCTTTGGGCGCTAAAACAAAAAAATAATGCAACCACGTGGAGCCACTGAGCTACAACATGAAATGCTTGAAAAGCATGTCCCAAAAGAACTGCTTGACCAAGTACAAATATGTACTTCAATTCCAGGTAAAGTTCCATTAGATCCAAACAAACTAAATATTCTTTGGCAAAAGAATTCTTGGGATCAACCTAACCTTCAAGAATTTTTTACTAATAAAGAAAGACATAAGGAATATGATTGGTACGTATTTAATAGTCATTGGAATTATGAAAAGTTTAGATATGCTTTTGATATACCAACTGAAAGATCTGTTGTTATTAAAAATGGTATAGATACTTTTCCTGTAAGAAAAATATACAAAAGAGGAACTCCT